GTGTTTGATTCAGGTGTATCTTCCACCCATACTTCGTTTCCAGTAGTAGAGTCAGTCCATACTTCAGAACCCACTGCACTATCTGACCATTCTTCACCTAGAACATAACCTAATGCAGTTATTGTTCCATTAGAGTTTATAATTGCATCACCACTAAATGTAGCATTTGCTAGACATTCTGCTAATGCTGTTGCGTTGATAGAACCATCTGCACTTGCAACTAATCCACCTAACGCTGATACTGTTGCATCACCATCTATACTTGCTGTAGCGTATGCTTCACTAAATCCATTAGCAGTTACACTGACATTAGAGAAGATAGAACCACTAGCAACTGCAAGAGAGAATCCTTCTGCATCAAATAATGCGTAACCTAATATTGCACCAGATGTATTTCTAATTCTAATATAAGTAACAGATGAACTTGCTGTTCCATTGATTACACCAGTTACTGTTGCTATTCTTGTAGCATCTATAGTGACTGCACTAGATGCGTTGATATTACCTACACCATTAAAAATTAGTATGCCATTAGATTCCAATATACCATTTGTAGTAATAGCACCAGATGATGTTCTTAATCTTACAGCAGCAGATACAAGAGTTGCATCAGCAGTAATATTAGCTTCACCTAATAAGACTGCACCTGCACCTAGTGTACTAAAAGGTGATTGAGAAAATGCAGATATGCCAAACATCTTATTCCTTATCTAAATACTGTAAATGATACATCTTGAACATCGTGTAAAATTGCAGAACCACCATATCCAGATAGTATTCGTGCTGATGTAGTTGTTTTTGCACTTGGTGTATATGTTGCAGTTCCTGTAGGATAAAATCCAAAAACACAACCTGCGGCAGTATTGTTAGATGCATAGGCAACTCCAAACATAGATACAGTGTAATTTGCATCAGGCAAAGCAGTAGTAAAATTAACTGTATAATCACCAGTCCCATTATCTGTAATACTAGATACATTTCCACTCGCTTCTATAGCTACTGTACCTGTTCCGTTAAAGTTTACCCAAGCACGAGCAGAATAACTAGGTGCAGAACCACTAGCAGTAGATAAAGCATCAGGAATAGGTGCTGTTCCTGTGACTGTTAAGTCATTTGCAATAGCAATATTCCCACTGCTGTCAACAGTTAGGATGGTGCTACCATTCTGCTCTATCGTTGAACCAGATGCTGTGGGTTTTATGGATATAGTCATTTTATTCCTCGCAAGAAACTGCTTTTAATTCTTCTACTGTATTTAAGTTATCTACTTGGTTTGTAATATCACGCAATCTTTGTTTTTCTGCAACGATAGCAGATGTATCTGCACCTTGTTCTTGTGCTTTAATAAATTCTACATCTAATGCTTCTAATAATGGTTTGCGTTCTGCACGAAGTTTGTCTTTAGTAATATCTTTTGCTTTTGTAATGTTTACTTGTATTGCCATTATGCCCACTCCCATGCGTTTCTAAAAGTTCTGTCTGAAGGTATTTCTGAAGCATCAACTATCCAATGCTCCTTACCAGCTGGAACATCTTTAGCTGCGATTTCTTCAATCGTTAAACCACACTCTGCTGGTACAATAATTGCTATTGTTCCATCATCGTTTTTATATACTATTCTTTTATCCATAATTTTTCCTTATCTAAAAACACATAAAAATACATAAGCATTATCTACTCCATTTGTTCCTGTATCTACAGTAAACAAATTAAAAGCAGATGTTGTTTGAGATGGTCCTCCAGAAGCAAATGTTACAAAATCATAACCATTTGTATTTCCGACTATACTATAATTAGCATCTGGCATTGCAGTAGTAAAATTAATTGTATAATAACCTGTTCCCAAGTCAGTAATGCTACTTACATTTCCACTTTCTCTTATTGCTACTGTACCTGTGCCATTAAAGTTTACCCAAGCACGAGCAGAGTAAGATGGAGCAGAACCACTAGCTGTTGATAGTGCATCAGGAGTAGCACCCCCACTAATCATTCCAGTTGCATCAAACCTTGCTACCTCTGTAGGACTATCTGCATTTCCGACACCAATCCTTAATGTTCCATCAGGTGTTGCTGGTTGATAGATGGTAAAGTTATTGCTAGAGGTAGCATCTGTTCCGACTTGTAGTTTCTTTGATTTTACTGTTGACATTTTATTCCTTATCTAAATATTGCTACATTAACAAATTCAGTATCTGTTGGAGAACCAGCTAATGTTGAAGTGTAAAATCTATATGTAGATGAAGTTGGTGATGTATTTCCATAATCTCCATTTGAAAATGTTGTTCTATTTTGTGCACCAGATGATGTTTTTGCAAATGCAATAAAAGTATAATTTATATCAGATAATGCTGTAGTAATATTTACCGTATAATCACCACTTCCATTATCAGTAATACTAGATACATTACCACTTGCTCTTATTGCGACAGTACCTGTACCATTAAAATTTACCCATGCTCTTGCAGAGTAACTTGGTGCTGAACCTGTAGCAGTAGATAAAGCATCTACAGAAATATCACCAGTAATACTTCCTGTAGTAGTTATAGTATTAGAACCTAAATCTAATCCACCACCAAATGTACTGGTATCATTTCCTTTTATCTGTGTTGTCATACGACACTCCATGTAGAACCATCACCGATTGTAATAACAATACCATCTGCTACAGTGACAGGACCAGCAGTCATCGCATTACGATTGTCTGCTAGTGTGTAGTCAGTATCTAGTGTGATGCTGTTTTCTACGAAACCAATTCCATTAATTGTTACGCTCATTCTGAACCTTTCGGATATTTAGCTTTGACCTCGTTAATGTGGTCTTGCCATGTTGTTGTTCCGTTTACTTTGTCCCAATACTGCATATCTAGTTGTTCTTCAATAGATTTGTATGTAACTTTTCTTTTTTCATTGTACGGACATGCATTAAATTCTTGGTCTGCTAATGTGTTAGCTTCTTCTTCAGTAATCTTAATTTGGTCTGATGGTATAAGATGGTCTTCAGACCCATCATCTTGATATACATAAGTTTGATTATCACTGTCTTTATAATATTTCATCAGTTATCCTAATGCAATAATTGTTAATGTTGGTTTATGAAGTTGACGACTTCCTGCACCGTCCCAATAATATGTTGCATGAAGAACACCGTCATTACTTCCACCGTAATACCTTGCACGCAACTGTAATGTTTTATCAGTAGTCCATGAAGTAAACCGACCTGTAGTTGAGTCATCAGAATTTCCTATATCCATTACCCATTCAAAATTAACTAATGCTTCTTTATAATAAGAACTAGAATTAGCCCTTGCCGTAGTGACTTCATTTGAATCAATATAAAATCTCAAATGTTCAATAGCATGACCATTTTGAAAACTATTCATAAAACAAAATCTATACAACACTTTCTTTGTATTTGCTGGTGGAGTATATGTAATTGAAGACCCATTAACAACAGCATAAGAAGTACTTAAAGTTTGTGTTGCAGAAACATTTGTTAATGTATAAGTATCATGAGGTGTTGTTACAGTTGTTCCATCACATACACCAGTAATATACTCAAGTATCTGCCCAGCTTCAATACCTGTTAATGCAGAACCATCTATAGCAGGTAATGCTTGTCCATCTGTTAATATATTTCCTGATACAGCAGGAATGTTTAGTGTTGTTGTTCCTGCAACTGCTGGCGCTTGTATGGTAATCTCACCAGATGTATCGCCTTTTAGTTTTATAGATGCCATTAAACTACCTCTGTCCAATTCGTAATAGATTCATTCCAAATATACATTTGTCCGTCATCAGGGTATGCGACTGGTGCTTCCCATAAACAAGTGGTTTCATTTAGTGTCCATGATGCAAATGGTTTTGGTGGAATAAACGCATCTCTTGTAGCATCATAAGTATAACCAATACCTGCAAAGTTTTTGCGTAATGGTGTTCCACCTAATGTATGTTCACCACCATGTGTGTTATACGATGTTTGTATCCATTCACCTGCTGAATCATCAACAAATGTATTAAAAAAATCTGCTTCAGCAACTATGACTTTAGTCACTATGCCATCTGTTACTTTTGCGTAATGTGCCATAATTTATCCTTATGCTGTATAACTACCTGAACTTGTATATTTTAGAACTGTATAACTTCCATCAGTAGTAACTGTTGGAGAACCTGTTGTAGTGCCTGAATATACTGATGTTAATAATCTTAATATTACAACACCTGAGCCACCTGCACCACTATAATAAGATACAGAATAAGTACCTCCACCGCCACCGCCTCCGCCTGTGTTAGCAGTTCCAGATGTTGCATTTGCAGTTGCAGCAGTTCCTGCACCGCCACCGCCATTACCACCTGAGCCAGCGACACCGCCTGTTCCAGCACCGCCTCCGCCACCACCAGCATAATATGTTGAAGAACCTGTTATTGATGAAGCAATACCAACACCACCACTACCAGCATTTGGGTTAGAATGATTACCACCGACAGCACCAGCACCACCGCCACCGCCTCCCATTAATGCACCTGAACTATTGCCTGACCTTGAGCCTTTACCACCAGCATATCCTTGACCTGATGTTCCTGCTCCACCAGCTGATTCTGCTGTATTGTCAGAAGAACCACCACCACCACCTGAGCCGCCTGAATTACCTGTAGTTTTGTCGTATGTTCCGCCACCGCCACCTGCTACTGTGGTAATTGTAGTAATGTCTGAACCTGATATTGAAGATGATGTTCCATTATTACCTTGAGTTCCGCCAACTACTGCTGAACCACCTGCTCCAACTGTGATTGTGTATTGTGTTCCCATTGCTAGTGATAATGCTGATGCAGTTAATGCTCCACCTGCACCTCCGCCACCACCACCCCAAGAACCACCACCTGAACCACCACCAGCAACAACTAAATAATCAACACTTACTGCTGGTTTATCATTAAATGATAACCAACCAGCTGCTGAATGATACCATTCAGGTTTTCCTGTTGTTGTGTTAAATCCAACATACCCTTGTGCTGGGCTTGATGGTCTTGTAGCTGTTGTCCATTGTGGTAATTTCATACCATTAGCAGCTTGTATATCTAATATTCCGCTTGTATCAGATGTTAATACGATTCCTTCTGTTGTATCTGCTTTAATAATACTTGCCATTATACGACCTTCCAATTAGAACCTGATGGAACTGTAACGCTTACTCCACCATTTATTGTGACTGGACCAACTGATAAAGCATGATAGCTGTTAGGCACAGTAAAGTTAGCACTTACTGTTGTAGAGTTTACAAAGATTCCGTTACTCGCACCCACTTGTTCTGAATATATTGTATTAGTATCATCTTTATGTCCTGATTTTTCAGCAGGATATGTAACAAATACATTACTTGTGCCTGATAGTGTAATCGCACTACCACTGTTACTAGACTCTAGTATGGTATCACGAGATAAAGTTGTGCCTGATGCTGTGTAAGTACCTAGACCGACTTCCCAATCATTACCAGAAGTTATGGCATAGTAGGTTGTATTACCATCACCTATGACTGAAAAGTCTTGGAAACCTGTTACTGCACCAGCAAGCGTGACTGTACCTGTGCCTGTGGTCGTAGTAGTTTCCTGTACTCTATCCTTAACGACTAATGCCATTATTTATCCTTACGCTAATGTAACTGATAAGTTTCCAGTTGTAATCTTGAAGATGTCACCAGAGTCGATTGTTTTAGATGTGTCGAGTGGTGTGTGGAATAATAAGTTACCACTGGTTGAAGCATCATGAATACCGATGTGTGTTACTGTACCCCAACCTGCGGTTGCAGTAGGAAAAGTTACATCAGCAGAGTTTGTAGAGACACCATTAGATGGAGCACCAAAGGTTACTGCTGTTCTTGCATAACCTGTTCCTGATGTTGATACTTCTGTACCAGAATCTGCATCTGTTGGGTCACTTGTATATAAAGATACATACACTGTTGCTGGTGATGTGTATGATGTGTTACGGAGAACAGCATTGATAAGTGCGTTCTCTAAATAATTACTAAATTCAGCCATTGTTGTTTACCTCGTTGATAATGTTATTGACATAGGAGAAGATGGATATTCGCTATCATCATCACTTGCTCTTAATGATGCTAGACCTCTATCATATAAAGATGCCCAAGTTGCTAATCGTTCATCGTTCATAAGATAAGGTTCAGCTTCTGCTAATGCACCGTATAAAAGCAAGTCTGGGCAGTTAGCTAGAAATAAGTTAGATGAATTACTATCAGATAAATAATCAGGTTTGTAGTAATACACCATTCTTAATGTATATGCTGTATCAGGTTTAGGTGCAAATTGAAACTCACTACCTAGTAATGTGTACATGGTAGGAACACCTTTTTCTGTTACTCTAGCGTTTCTAAAAAAGTTAGATGTGTTTTGGAATTGTAATACACGAACAGGTGTTGTATCTAAATGTAAGTCTTTCATTGCTAGAAAGTCTGATGGTAGAGATACAGTAGAATCATCAGCCGTTGTTGTTGCAGTTGCTACTTTCAGCATTTGTCTAATGCGTAAATCTCTGCGTAGTCTTTCTTCTGCTAAACGAATAAAGTCAGGTATCTGTGTTGTCAGGTCACTACGAGCAAGATAATCTGCTATCGTGCTTTTTAATGTTGTGTATGAAGTAAATGCCATTATACTTTACCTTGTCGTGTTCTAAAGAAACGGTTGTCTGGGTCATTTAACCAAACACGAAATGCTTTCTGGTCAATCACATGAAAGCCTCTCATGATTCCTTTTTGGTTAAGTGTGTCTATTACGGTCAATGGAATAGAAGCTATCTTATTGTCAAAGACATCATTACCCCAGCGACCATTTGTTTGGTTATATTCTTGTTTGTTCTGTTCAATAATTGAGGATACATCTTGTGCAGTCTCAATCACTAATCCACCGTCATCGGTGTCATGAGCTACTTTGTTTCTAATATTATCTTTTTCTAATATCTTCGCCATAATAATCCTAAAAGGGTAATGCCCTCCGAAGAGGGCAATTATCCGTATTACTCTGCAAGGTCAGCAATAATTGCGTGAGCTGCTTCGTTTTTAACTTCTAGTGTGTATTCA